TTGCAGATAATCCATTTTTATTTACAAAATAATATCCATAGTTTTCTGCTAAACCATATGCTTTTGCCTGAACAACTTTACAAGTATCTAAAGCAATTGTTGAAGGAAGATCAATAGATTCTGCACCTAACGATTGTGACTGAAACTCTTCACACCATTGTCCAAATGTAATACCATTAGAGTAAATAATGCAGTCTGCTGGAGATATAGTTCCATCTCCAATATAGTTAATTTTAATTACTAATCTTAGTGGTAAATCTGTTTCTTCTGGGCTAAATGTTTCTGATATAAAATACCATCTACTAGTTAATGATGCATCATAACTTTTTAAAACATCGATATATTCATCTTGAGCGCCATCATAATATCTGTAGCCAATTTCAATATTTAAAACAAAAGGACTTAATGTATAAAAGTATGATCCTATAGCAAAAGTCTTTAAAGTTTCATTTAACTCTTGTGTAGTTATTAGATTTGGACTAACCAAAGTAACTGAAAATGCTCCATCAAAAACTGATGTTGGAGTAATCTTATTAATTACGCTATCTGGAAATGGAGCACTAACTAACTCTTCTGTTGCCTCAGATGTTCCATTATCTATAGACCAAACTGATGTTGATCTTTGTTCATCTGAAATGATAGATATGTAGTCAGCCTGATCATCAAGTGCCCACAAGAACTGTGGATGCTCTGCATATATTTTCTCTGCGTATAAATTTGAAGGACTAGACATTATGAGTCTATTTTATCATACTAAGAGATTTTTATTTCACAAGCATCTGTAGTACAGTACATTTCGCCTTGTGCTTCTAGATTTTCAACACCATCGTAGATAGCAGACCAGTCGATCTTTCTAATTTGACCAGTATAACTTTCATACTCTTCTTTAGTTATTTGAGTATACGGTTGCTGAGGATAAGTATGATTTCCCATAGGCAAGAATGAGACAGCCTTTAATTGTCCCTCGTACATATGTAGAGCAGGCGCTACATGCTTTGCTTCAGTTTCTTTGTCAAATGAAAGCGTTACAGAAACGCCATTATCAGACCAGTATTTCTGAGCAGTAGCAGCAAGCGCAATCTTCTCAAATAATGTAACATCTTTTTCAGATCTTGGATGTCCAGAGTGAACTGGGAAATATACGACAGTTGTATTCGCAGATACAAGGTCAGCCTCCATTTTATATCCAGCAGCCTTGAACAAATGAATCATTGGGTCGGTATTCCCAAAACGAATTGCTCTCAAGAAATAATCTCCGCCTGGTGCCCAGTGAACTCCTGGAGTTGCGCCAGAAAGAATTGATACAGACCCTGATGGCTTAACAGTTGTGACTCTAATGGATTCACGAACACATAGCCATTCAGAATAAGAATGATCATATTTACGAATAGTCTTATATCCTTCGTCCATCCATTCACGCACAACAGGCAAGCCAAACTTGTCTGAGAATGATGCAATACCTGTAAGTGATGTTCCAATACGACGATTTCGTTGCATAATTCCATTTGTCTGTTGCCAGTGTGTTGGAATTAATGTAACAGTCTTTCCATACAAATATGCAAACTTGAGTGTCCGTAGGAAGTCCTCCTTAGATTCATGACGATTTAAATGTACCTCGACTAAAGTACAAAGTTCGTATGATTCCAATGGCTGCTCCGCACACGGATTGAAGCCCATAACACGATAATCTTTGCCATCCTTTGGATCTGCTAAACGACCATAGTTACGTGCTACATCAAGCCAGATAAAACCTGGTTCCCCGTTATTAACGATTAGGTCTACGTAGTCTTCGTACTTTGTACCTACCGTCGCAGCAATGGAGTTATTAGACATCCATGCCCAACCTGGTTTTTCTGGATCAAATGAATTACGCTCTGGAAAAACCTCAGCGTTCTTCAAATTCATAAAGTCTTTATCTTCTGCTGCGCCTAAAGCCAATGTAGCAGATCTTCTAACATTTCCTGATACAACACATGTACCAATAAGGTTGACGATATCTACTATTGCTCTTGAATCAAGGGTTTCTCCTGCTCTACCGCCGATTACAGCCTTGATCTGCTTGTGTAACTGTATAAGTGGTGCAGGACCGCTTGCTGTGCCTCCAAAACCCTTAATAGGGGCACCCAAAGGCCTAATAAGGTCATAGTTAAACTCCTGAATATACATATTAGGCTTAAGATATGAGTTAATAAGTAATCTAACAGATTCTACCCATCCCTCACGGGTATCTGGTATTTCATATACCTGTGGTGGTTCTGTAGGTTCGTAAATAGGAAGATTTTTGTCCCCTCCCAAAGTATCAAAACCTACACCTACGCCCATCATAAGGGCATCCATAACCCAACCAAACAATTGGCCTGGATCGTTACGATCTATGTCTTTGGTTGAAACCATAGCGCAGTTTTGTAATGCAGCAGAATTTTTCTTTTCCATGGTTAGTGCAGTACCAAAAGACCATAGGCCTCTTCCTGGTGGTGTCCACTTTAATTCAAATAAACGCTGGTAGGCTTCTTTGGCAGATGCTTGTGCCTTATAGTCATTCCATGGTAGTCTGTTTTCTTTGGCATGATTCTTTTGTGCTGAATACATACCCTCGATTACTCTACGACAAACCTCATGCCATCTTTCTTTAGTTCCATCTTCTTTCATACGGGAGTAGGTACGAATAAACGTAATCTCTCCTAATGAATTACCACCGACATCTGTGAATCCAAATGGTGGTTCCTTTGTTTTATACTCACTTATGAACTCTTCAGACAAACGAAAACTAAAAAAATCAGACATGTATTTCTCCTAATTGAAAACTGTAATTACTAAAGTATACCAGAGTTTTTGTTTTTATCAAACTCTAATGTTATTATTGAGGTTTATAGTTTAGTGAATCCAGTGTTGTGGAACCATATACTTTGAACCACTCTTAACTAAATGTGCTGTATGGTGATAAGGTGGTGATGGTGGGAACACTATAATGCTACCAGCCTTCGGTTTTACAAAGAAACTATATGTTGATGGATCAACAAGTGAAAAGTCTGATTCTGGTGCTCCACCCTGAATAGGTCCATTTGGATCTCTAAGAGTAAATGAAATTTCTCCACCCTCATAATCATCATTAAGATACATAACAAAAGAAACCTTTAATCTTTCGTCTCCCTCTTGCTGATCAAAGTGTGCACCCATAAATGTTCCAGGCATATACTTTTTAACTGGATAAACTGGAAATAATTTTGGCTCATCTGTTATTCCTTGTGCTGCTGCATAATCTCTTGCAACATCATCAAATGCCTTCTGTAAAGTCTTATAGATATAATCATTTTTTTCATCAACGCCGTCGGAGGACTTAATGGTTTTGTCAGTTCCATATACGTACGGCTGACCGCTACATGCCATCCACTCACCCCATGGATCTTGGTTATCGTTCTCAATTGCCTCTAAAAGTTTTTCTGGGTTTTCAATTACATTTGTATAGTAATAAACCTTTTCTTCAAGTATTTCTCTATCCATTATATCTCCTAGTACTTATTATTTTCATAAAAGTTTTTAACTTTTATAAATCCTACTGTAACATATCTTATTGGGCCTTCTCCAACATGTCTTACTCCATGCTCAAACTCTTCAGTCCCTGGAAAAATAAGCAAAGTTCTTGGGCTTGGTCTTAAATCAGAATTTGGTTTATTATGAAAAAATAAGGTTCCATCTTTATAGTCATCATTGATATACAAAATTGAGGCGTATCTAATTGATGGATCGGTATGTTGGTCTGTATGAGACTTTAACTCAACACCCTTTTGCATTCTTTGTAATGTTCCAAATCCAGCAAGTTCTAAAGATGGATCTGCTAACTCAAGAAGTCTGCCAAGTCTTGTTTGTAATTCAATAGTAACTGGCTCTTTAACTACATCAAGATTTTTATCATCCCAACCCTGAGTTATCTCAAACTTACCTTCTGCAACTAAATTCTCTACATCATCTCTGCCAAATTTTTCCATACAGAATCTTTTTAGGTTTTGCTTATAAACCTTATTCCAGTCTTCTTCTGTAGAATTTTTAATAATATTTAAAACAATATCTAATTCTTTTTCTGATATAAAGTTTTTGATAACAAGAACAGCATCATGAACTACCTCTACATCATACCCTGCATCACGAAACTCTTTTTCTAAAAAAACAGACATGCTATTTTTCCTCCACTTTATATAGATTATTATCCATATCTATCTTATAACCCTTTTTTAATAAATCTTGCCACTCGGCTCTTTCAATTTCCTGCTTGGCTCTTGTCTCTCTCATTTCTTCTGCCCATGCATCTCGTAGTTCTTGTGGATAAGCATCTTCCTCACGATCATCCCAGAAAGACCCAATGGTATACCTAACACCGCTTTCAATTAAGGTTACCTCATGCATATTATTAAATCCGCCATCAAATGCAGCAAGCATTCCAACCTGTGGCTTAATACTTAATTCTTGACCTGGAAACCTCAATAAGCCTCCTTGAAAGTCATCATTTAAATATAGAAAGGCTGCGTATCTACTTCTAGTAAATGCACCTGAATTTCCATGCTCGTCTGTATTATCAGAATGAATTCTTGCATAAGCACCTGGCTCCCATTTTTGTGTATGGTATCCAATCTGAGAAATTATTTTTGGATCAAGGTCGTGAACAGAGGCAACTGCATTAATAATTCCCTGTTTCATTTGTGAAAAAATGTCTGCAGGCAAACCTTCTGCAACAACATGTTCATCGTTGTCTTGAGGAAGAACAGATGAGTATGATTCATAAAATGATATGGGCATCCAATTGATTGTTCCAAGTTCTGCATGCTTATCTAAAACTTTAACTAACTTTGCAGCAGTATCAGCATCAATAAAGTTTTCATATAAAACTATGTCTTTAGTTAATCTTTTTTTATTTTCTAAATTCATGAATTTCTCCTTATGCCATTTTCTGGATCCCATGCCTTTATTGATTCATCATCTGGGAAAATTCTATAATACTCTTTATTAAAATCTGGCTTTACATCACCAGTATGCTCTAAGATTTCCCAGAAGAACGGGCAAGTATATCTAGTACCATTTTTAATTTTAGTTACTCCATGTACATAGTTCATGTCTCCTGGAAAGAAATATGCTGACCCTCTTTTAGGTTTAAACTGTATACCCTGGTTTGGAAAGTATAATTCTCCGCCTTCGTAGTCATCATTTATATAGAACAAACTTGCTATGTCATAGTTAGGAAAATCATTTGGGGTTCCAGCATCTGAACCTTGGTGCAACTCTTTGTCAGCATGAGGCATCTGAAATTGCCCTGGATTCCACTTAACAATTGTTTGTCCTGTTGGCTGAACCTTTACCTTAAAAAACTCTTCAATTACT